GGAGAACCAAACTTTGGTGCTGGCACTACACAGAAATGGCCCAGTTATGGTAGTGTTGTTGCTGGTGCTCATGGAACAAATGCCCCTAATGGATTACCAACTTATATTAAAGTAAATAGTATTCAACATGACGATGCCGCTTGGATGGGTGGTAGGTATACTGGATATGATGCTACTAGAGAAGGTAGAAAAGACCTACAACTTGGAGTAACAGATCAAAGATTTGCTGCTCGCATTGCTATGCTAGAAAGAGTTGAATCTAACTTCCATAACAAAGATATGCTTGCTAAATCTTGGAAAGAGTTGAGAAGTCAGGCAGTTGAAGTTATTCTTGGAGAAGCATCTAAAGCATTCAAGGTAGAACAAGATACCGAATACGAAGATTATAAAGATACAAGTTTTGGTAAAGACTTACTAACTGCTGTAAGATTGATTGAAACTGGTTCAAAGTTTATTACAGTTAATTATGGTGGTTGGGATATGCATAATAACATTGAGGCTGGTCTAAATAATAGACAAGTAGAACTTGATGCTTATCTTGCTAAACTTATTGATACATTAGAAAAACGAGGATTGTATGAGAGAGTAATGCTTGTGGTTACATCAGAGTTTGGTAGAACCCCTAAAGTTAATGGAACTGGTGGTCGTGATCACTGGGCAAGACTTGCTCCACTTATGATTAGTTGTGGTAGTTATGATATGGGTAGAGTTATTGGTAGTTCTGATAAAAATGCAGAAGCACCAGAAGATGGATTGTGTGAACCAGAAGATTTAAAATGGACTATCTTTGACCATCTTGGCATTGATAAGAAAATGTCTTGGGCATCTATTGAAGGTCGTCCAATGTATATGGTAAAAGAAGAAGCAAAGAATATCTTGACAGATATAGTATAAATGCTATAATGTCAGAAAAACAGCAATAGGAACTACTTTAGGGGGTATAATTGTATATCCCCTTTTTTATTAGGAGTATATATGTTTAAATTTTTCAGAAAAAAAGAACAACCTATAGAAGAAAAAGTAGAAGAACAAAGCATACAATTCAGATCAGAAGAAGCCTTGATGGATAATCCTTCTTTTTCTTTACTATTACAACTTAATCAAAAAACTGGTGAATACATTATAGCGGTAGATTCAAATGATAATACATTAGACAGTGCTGAAATGGCAGCAACTTTTATTACTAATCTAGTACATGGTGAGTTAAATCCAATTATTATTGAAGCATTAAGTAACTATCCAGAAGGAGAAGACGAAGAGGAATTTATAGAAGCGACCCTTGCTTTTTGGAAAGAATATGAGGTGCAAATATTAAATGCACTTCAAGCACAAGTTGAAGAACTTGAAAAAGAAAAAAAGCGTAAAATTGACCCAACCAAAATATTTAATATAAGGGGTGGCAAACAATGAGTGATGATATGAAATACTCTAAAGATTATGATATTGGATGGGAAAAATGGATTGATGCCTATGATCAATCGTTGGAAGATGAAATGTTAGATATTGATGATTTAGAAGATGATCTTGATCCAGAAGATTTAGAAGACCTTGGTATTGATGGATTAGGTCAAATGCAACCAATGATTAGATCTATTATGACTCCTTTTGGTATTCTACCACTTACAGAACAATCTCTTGCAAGTAGGCATTTTAAGTTCTGGGTTGGGCATACTAACTTTATGTTGGGTGATGGTAATAAAACTGGAACTGAAGAGTTTGAAAAGTTGATCGGTAGTGTTTTAGGGGTAGAGACAGTAGATGTATTGACATCTTATAGATTTAGGATTGGTATTGGTAAGATGTTTCAGGATAGAGAAGTGATGGATAATGTAAAGAAGCGGTTAGTTGCCTTTATTAAGGGTAATGATAATGAACAAACAGAATCTGGATCTGACTGATATATTTGATAATAATCTTTCTGTAAGTACTAGAGAAATATATTTATGTGGTAATGATGGAGAGGTAGATGAAAAACTTACAATGGGGTTCTTGAAGAACTTACGCATATTAGAGAATAAGTCTAAAGACCCCATTATTATTCATCAATATAGTATTGGAGGAGATTGGAATGCAGGAATGGCTATTTATGACGCGATTCGCACTAGTCCTTGCGAATTTGTGTTTATTTGTTATGGCATCGCTGCATCTATGGGAAGCATTATTCCGCAAGCGGTATTAGGTAAAGGTTTAAGAATAACAGCAGAAAACTGTGAGTGGCTGATACATGATGGAAGTAGTAATGTTTCTGGAACTCATAAACAGGTTGTCTCTGGTATTAATCACGGTAAAGTATCTCTTAAAACAATGTATAATATTTATATAGATGCTTGTAATAATGGTGAGTTTTTTAGTGACAAAAATAAATCTCAAGTAAAGAAGCATATCCAATACCAACTAAACACCAAAGAAGATTGGATATTTAATGGAAGAGATGCTGTGTGGTATGGATTCGCAGATGGTGTCTTGGGAGATGAAGGATATAAAGATGTATTACGAATATTGTAATTATAATACTCAAAGAATATTAAATGCTAAAGATGAAATGGGAAAAGTATTTGATATGATTGATAGAGGATTGAATGGGTTCTGCACTGATATTTTTCAGATGAGAGAAATAGCACAATTTTTACCAGAAGGTTTTGTTCTTGCTGGTCCTGTAGATTATCCTTTAGGTAAGTCTGATAGAAAAGTTCGTCAGCACGAAGCAATTACATTATTAAAATCTGGTGCAAATGCTATTGATTTAGTATGTCATAGGCACTACCTAATGAATAATGATTGGGTATCATTAAAGGTTGATATACAATCTATGAGACAAATTTGTAAAGATTATAATGCTACATTAAGAATTGTAACAAATTGGCAAGATGATAAAAATGTAGAAATATTTATTCAAGTAGTAAAACTATTAAGGGATTATAAAATAGATTTTCTTATTCCTTCTACTGCATATCACAATGACGACTTTACGGACAATCTAATCGTTTCTCATGTTGTACAGGAAGATACTGGAGTACCTACAATATGCAACGGATATTTATATTTAGATAAACATAAAGAACAGTTAGATAAAGCAGAAATATTTGGTTTTAGATTCTATCCATCTAATTATAAGATGGTGTATAAATAGAATAGGATTAGGATTTTACATTGTTAGGAAAATTATGGAACTTTGTTTCCAAATGCTAACTTATGAGGTGATATTATGGCATTTTGGAGTATTGTTGGAGGTACAGCAAATACCTCTTTTGATTCTCGCGGGTTTGCTACTGGTACAGATATTGATCAGGGATCTATTCGTTTTGCAGGAAATATTGGAGAAACTACTAAATTCACAAATGTTGCTCTCGGTGAAGGTAATCCAATTGTTACTGTTGTTTCAGGTGTGTCTTGGATTGATCCAGCAAACGGAACATTGCCAGTTTCTTCGTTTAATAACTTAGGTAGTGGTGTTATTGTTAGAGTCACAGATAAGATTGCTGGTGCTTCTAATACAACATTACTTGGTGGTGATTCTAATAGTGCGGCCAATCCACCTATCCATCAGGTTGATGTTATTGAGACTAAGCTCTACAAAACCGCTGTTAGAAATGGTCAGTGGAATCCAGTTAATGGAGCATTTAGCCCAGCAGTTAGTGTTGTTGAGTCTGGTGGTTGGAATATTTCTGCCGGTGTTGATAACTCCAGTGATCTTATTGGTTCAGGCACAGATGATGCGGCTAATCCAACTCAAGATGTTCCCGGTGAACTTGTTTACAATTATGGTTCAGGTGCTGATCCTACTCAAGATGAGTATGAGGCCAAAACTAACTGGTAATAATAAATTTATAAACTTTGGAGGCATTATTAATGACAGAAGCATGGGAGATGATCCGACATGTAGCCGAAGTTTTAGGGATGATATTTTTACCAATTTTGGGATGGATGTTATTAACTTTAACCAATCACTCTAAAAAAATTATTCTTTTGGAGGAGCGTGTGAACGAAACTATAACTCATAGACTATCACAACTTGAAGAACATATTGATGAAGTTCATCAGAAGGTAGACAATACTTATAAAACTATTAGTCAAATGTCTGTTGAAATAAATAACTTCAAGCATACAAATGAAAATCGTGATAAAAAGTTGGACTCTATTTTAGAAGTAGTCCAACAAATGTCCAAAAAATAGTTTGGTTTATCGTTGATAACCGTGGACTTGGTGGTATAATTTATCATTGAGTTCACGGTTTTTTTATGGAATAGATTTAAGGAGAAAGAAATGGATTTTATTATTAAAGGATTATTGGCATTTTTAATTTTACCATTATCAGACAATCCAATATGGACTGACAGTATGACAGACCAAGAGAAATGTCAGGCAGAGGCAGATTATATGGCAAAAAATTATGCTTATCGTCATGTTTATAAATGTATCGGTAAATTTGAAGGTATTGGGTATGGAGGAAGTCATCCAAAAATTTCTACCTGCACACCAAAATACAAGATGACTCTTACTGGCGATGCATCTGCACAGTCACCAAATGGTAAATGGGTTAGGGTAAGAAGTTGGAGATAGTAATTTAATTGAGGTATTTATCATGGACCAAATTGAAAAGGATGAAATTCGTCGTCAGGCAGACCTAGAGAATAAAATAGAAACTGCAAAAATTTATGCAAAGAAAAAATGTAAGGATTGTAATGGTAAAGGATATTATCTATTAGATATGATTAATAAAAGTAGACCAATGGATAAGTATTTACAATACTGTTCCTGTGTCTATAAAAATATGAAAAAATATTCTTAAAAAATTTGAAGTGTAATTTATAGGTGTATAATTATTTGCTGGGACATAAAGACGCTACAACTTATGAGCTAAAGCGGCACTTTCCAGCATATACCTGATGTTAGTTACAAGCATACAATTTAATTTAAACTGTGTATTAATACTTTAACTAAAGACAATTAATATATGCTTAACACTAACAATATACCCTGTGTCGCTTATGAAAATTACACCCGTTGAAGTTTTATCTTTAGCGGGTTTTTTTATCTACTATGAGGAAAGCATATGAATATTAGAGTTAAGAAAAGGAATGGGAAGTTAGAAGCGTTCAATGTAGAGAAAATCCATCAGGTTGTAGATTGGGCATGTCAAGGAATCAATGGAGTTAGTTTTTCTGATATTGAAATGAATGCAGAACTTGCTCTACATGATAAGATACCTTCTACTGAAATCCATGATATCCTTATTGATTCTGCAAATGATTTGATTTCTGAAGAAGAACCAAACTATCAATATGTTGCTGCAAAACTTCTTAACTTTAAACTTCGTAAAGATGTATGGGGTGGTTATAATCCTCCTCGTCTATATGACCACATTAAAGATTTAGTAAAGTTAGATTTATATGACCAATGTATTATCAAGGGTATGGAAGAGTCTTATACTAAAGAAGAAATCAATAAACTTGGCGAATACATTAAGCATGATAGGGATTATTTATTTACCTATTCTGGTTTGCAACAAATGGTTGACAAGTATCTATTAAAAAATAGGAATACTGGAGTACTCTATGAAACTCCTCAATTCGCTTATATGTTAATCGCTATGGTTCTATTTATGAAGTATGGTGATGATAGAGTTCAAAAGGTAAAAGAAGCATATGATTATTTTTCTACTTTTAAAATTAACTTACCAACTCCAGTTATGGCAGGTGTTAGAACAAAGATTCGTCAGTTTGCTTCCTGTGTGCTTGTGGACGTTGGGGATAGCCTAGATAGTATTACTTCTTCTGTAGCAAGTGTTGCAAAATATACTGCTCGTCGTGCTGGTATTGGATTGAATTTTGGTAGGATTAGACCTCTTAACTCTCCTATTAGAGGGGGCGAAGTTATTCATACTGGTGTTATTCCATACTTGAAGTTATTTGAATCAGCAGTAAAAGCTACAAGTCAAAATGGTATTCGTGGTGGTAGTGCTACGGTTAATATTCCATTCTGGCATTATGAGATTGAAGATGTAATGGTATTGAAGAATAATGGTGGAACTGACGATAATAGAGTGAGGAAACTTGATTATTGTATTCAGTTTTCCAAGGTATTTTATGAACGACTTATTAAGGATGAAGAGATTACTTTGCTGTCTCCAGCAGAATGTGAAGGTTTGTATGATGCTTTCGGTCATGAAGAGTTTGATGATTTATATTTGGAATACGAGTCTCGTAGTAATCTACAGTTTAGTAAAAAGATTAAAGCGAGAAAACTCGCTGAACTCTTTGCAAGAGAACGATTAGAAACTGGTCGTATCTATGCGATGAATGTAGACCATTGTAATCAAAATGGTAGTTGGGATGTAGATGTGAAAATGACAAATCTTTGTGTAGAGATTACTCATCCTACTAAACCGCTAAATCATATTGATGATCCAGAAGCAGAGATTGGTATTTGTATTCTATCTGCTATTAACTTGCTTGAAATCAATAATGATGAAGAACTACAAAAATCATGTGAGATTACGATTAGATTATTAAATGCACTGATTGATTATCAGGATTATCCTATCACAGCAGGAGAAACATTTACTCTTAATCGCCGTTCATTAGGTGTTGGTATTACTAATCTTGCTGGATTTTTAGCAAAGAATAAACTATCTTATTATGCTCCAGAAAGTTTAGAGATTGTAGATGAATGGATGGAGAAGATACAGTATTATTTACTTGATGCATCTTGTAAGATGGCAGAAGAAAGTGGTGCTTGTCCAAAGTTTAATGAGACAAAGTATGCTAATGGATTATGTCCTTATGACTGGGCCAATGAAAATGCAAAAAAGATTGTAAAAAGAAAACCTTCTATGGATTGGAAGGGTTTAAAGAAAAGAATCCAAGAACATGGGTTGAAAAACTCTACTGTTAGTGCTATAATGCCTTGTGAATCATCAAGTGTTATTCAGAACAGTACTAATGGAGTTGAACCAGTTAGAAGATTATTGACATATAAAAAGGCAAAGAATGGAATGTTGAAGCAGTTAGTTCCCTCATTCCATAAGAACAGAAAGTATTATGATTTGGCATTTGATTTTCAGAGCAATAAACCTTTGATGGATATGATTGCAACTTTACAAAAATGGATTGATATGTCTATTTCAACAAATAGTTATTACAACTATTCTCATCATGAGGGTGGTAGTATTCCTTTGAGTGTTATTATTAAAGATTTAGTTTATGCTTACAAGGTAGGAGTGAAAACTTTGTATTACGCTAATAGTCCAGATGGTGATGTAGATGCAACTAGTGGTTGTGAAGGTGGAGGTTGTTCAATATGATGACTGTATTAAATAAGAAAAACGTAGATACTACAACTCAACCTTTATTTTTGGGTGAACCTTTAGGTTTACAAAGATATGATAGGTTTAAATACCCTGTCTTTTGGGATCTCTATAATAAACAAGTAGAGTTCTTCTGGCGACCAGAAGAGATTGAACTTAAAAAAGATAGGGCAGATTTCCAAACACTTACAGATAATGAGAAGTTTATTTTTACTTCTAACTTGAAGTATCAAACGATGCTTGATAGTGTTATCTGTCGTGGTGTTCCTACACTACTTGAGTATGTTAGTAATCCTGAACTTGAAGCATGTTTGAATGTATGGGGTTTCTTTGAGCAGATTCATAGTACATCATACAGTTACATCATTAAGAATGTATATGCAGACCCAAGTGCTGTATTTGATTCTACATTAGAAGACAAGGAAATTCTAAAAAGAGCAGAAAGTGCTATTGAGGATTATAATAAGTTAGGATATGGAACTTATAAAGATGTAAAAGAGCAACTTTATATGACGTTGATTAGTATTAACATTTTAGAAGCAGTTCGCTTTTATGTTTCATTTATTTGTTCTTTTGCTTTTGCGAAGAATAAGAAAATGATTGGTAATGCGGACATCATTCGTCTAATCAAAAGGGATGAGGCAATTCATCTATATAACACTCAAACTATTCTTAATATCTTGAAGAATGAAAAGTCTGAAGGATTTCAAGAGGTGGTTAAAAGGTGTCATGATGATGCAGTCTCCATGTTTGAACGAGCAGCAAATGAAGAAAAGGAATGGGCATCTTACCTATTTAAGGATGGATCGTTGATTGGTTTGAATGAAACTACTCTACATGGTTATATTGAGTGGTTAGTTGATTCTCGTCTTGAAACACTTGGATTTGATAAGATTTATAATGCAAGAAAAAATCCTATTAAGGGTTGGTCAGATGCATTTATGAATAGTGAAGCGGTTCAAGTTGCTCCTCAAGAAAGTGAAATCACATCCTATAAAATTGGTGCGTCTAAAAACGATTTAGATGATTTAGATTTTGATGATTTAAGTCTATGAGGTGAAGTATGTTTATGAAAGAAGTTCCAGATGTTGGTAAAATGACAACCATAGAGAATGGTGCTGCTCATTATAATGCTGAAAAAACCTATCGTCATGTTAGAGTTTTTATTGGTAAAAATAAAATGCATTTGTTATTTACTGATAAAGATATTGAAAAGGCATTGTATAGGGTCAAAAGAAATTTTGACGACATTGAAAAACAAATTCCTTTAGATAAAACGGTCCCTAGTTCTAATCTATGGTGGGCAATATATAGTGGTCTAGTTACAGTAGGTTTAGCAACAGCTTTGGTAGCACGATTTTTAGGAGTCTAATATGAATCACCAACCCGCACTGGTCTTGAACACAGACGGGATTCCATTAAGGGTTATTAATTGGAAAAGGGCGATTTGTCTTGACATTCTAGGAAAAGAGATACCAGAAGAAGGTATTACAGTACTAAAATACTATGATGATTATGTAACCTCTGCTGGTGGTTTGGTAGTTCAAATACCAGCAGTTGGTATGACTAATAGGTATATAAATGTAAATAAAAAAATACCTCTTACAAAACATAATCTAATGGTTAGAGATAAAGGAAGATGTCAATATTGTTATGAAAAACTATCAGATAGTATCTCAACAATTGACCATGTTGTTCCTAAACGTATGTATAATAGAAAAGCTGATTGTCATGTCTGGAATAATGTCGTGATTGCTTGTAAATCATGTAACATTAAAAAGGGTGGTAGAACCCCCTCACAGGCTGGTATGCCGCTTATAAATAAACCATACGAACCAAATGCCTATAATTTCTGGGGTTTTAAAAAACTACCAGAATGGGAAGAATTTCTAAGGTATAATTGATGAAGAGAAAAGACGTTTGTGATAACTGTCGTAGAAAAATAGAACATAAAGATAAAGTTACTGTTATTATTCCAAATGTAGAAGCATCTACTAAAACTTCTGAAGAAGATACTATGCATTTAAAGTTATCCAAGTATTCTCTTACTACTAGAGCAATGAAAGTATATTGTTCTAAGTGTTTAAATCCCAAGGATTATATAGGAGATGAAGATGCCTAGATATACATTTGTATGTGAGAAATGTGGAGAGTATTCTGAAATGGTTTCGTCTATTTCTGAATATGATCAATCTCTTGCTAGATATAAGTGTCCAGAATGTAATAGTAAAAAAGTTGTAAGGTCTTATGAGGATGATAATACTTATTGTTCTGTAAAAGAAATTAAAACTGTTATGCAACTTGCAGAAGCAAATGAGAAAAAATATGGTAAAGAACTTACTGCAAAAATGAGGGAAGAACATAAGACTAAAAGAACAGAAGGTATGAAAGAATTACCAAAAGGTATGAGCAGAATTAATTCTGTTAGTGATATGAAAGATAATTATACAAAAGCAGATTGGAAAAAGAAAGGAAGAATTAAATGAGTGAGCATGTAATCAGACAAGATAAAGATAAGGATGGATTTTATACTGAACCAGTAACATCTAATCAGAATACTGTTCTTTATACTGTTCGTGGTAGGGAGGATTTTGTAGATCAGGATGGATTTTTTCAAATTAATTTTCAAAGAATTGAAAAGGCAAAATTGAACCCGTATGTCCATGCTATTAGGCATAACCAAAGATATCTTGTAAAGCTTGGTGAAAATGGAAAACTGTTTAATCCATATGGTCCTTTTAGTGAAGGTATGGAGACTAAGCAAAGGGTTGGAAGACCTACATGGAAGTTTATTAATACTAATAAGAATAACTTTGATCAGTATGTTACTTTTTTGAAGACTAAGAATGAAGTATTCTTGAAGAATGCGGAAAGGGAGATTATCTAATGGCGAAATTTGCAAATACAAAAGGATTGAGTAAGCAAGAGAAATATATGGTTCAAGGTATGTTACTTGAAGATAATTCTGCGGAAGATATTGCTAAGTATCTTGATCGTGAGGTAGAATTAGTAGAGGGGTTTATTGAGGATAATAAACCAGAAGAAAAGCCAGTTGAAATGCAAGAGGTTCCAGTTCAACATCATACCCAGCATATTATTAATAAAACTGGTCGTGGTAATAAGGGTGTTGCTGTTATGACTCCGGCAGGATCTGAAAGAGGTGATGAAAGTCATAAACGTCATAGCAGAGGAGTTCATGAAGCATCTAGTAAAGGCTATGTGCATAAAATCAAATGACCAAAAAATACGAAAGCAAATATCAGTCTAGACATAATCCGGGTAAAAAAGTTACACTTGGACAATGGATAGCTGAGTTAATGTGTGAAAGAAAAGCACAGGCAGATGAGAATAAGGAATTGCCACGCAGATTCTGGATTGAAAAACATAAAGATAAAGAATCTTATAAAGAGTGGCAACCTTATCTCAAACGCCAAGTATATACTGCATATAGATTGATTGATAAGTATGGCGATGAAAAAGTATTACAGTTTATAAGAAATAATAGGAACATCTATTCTTTAACTGCTAAATGGGTTAAAGACAAGTTGGAACAGTATCAGATTCCTAAAGTTGTTAAACCTGATACAGATGATACTCCAGTTAAGTATAATGAGAATCCTACTTGGAGTACTGATAGAATTAAGAAGAAGAGCTTATATGACAAATTTGATTAGGAGATTGTATGACAGTGGCAGAAAATCCGTTATATAAAGATTTAGTAAAACAGTTTGGCGATGCATTGCATGATGCTGCATTTATTACGGAGAAACCAAAGCAGATTATTTCTGTATCACCAAAAATTGATCTTGCCCTTGGTGGTGGTGTTCCTGAAGGTTCATTGTTTATTATGACTGGACCTGAAAAGATTGGTAAGACCGTTACTGCACTATCTTTCTGTGCTAATGCACAAGCACAAGAGAGATTTGTTTATTATGGTAACATTGAAGGTCGTTTGAAAAAGAGAGATCTAGAAGGAATTCGGGAACTACAACTAGGACCAGATCAATTTCAAATGGTTGGTAGTTCTGAAGGAAACATTCTTTCTGGAGAAGATTATCTTGCTATCTTTGATAAAGTAGTTCATGGTCATCCTAAATCAGTAGCAGTTGTAGATTCATTTTCTGCTCTTGCTGCTGAAGCAGAACTCGCTGGTGAACTTAAAGATATTCAAGTCATGAGTATCCAGAAGACACAAGCAAAGTGGTGTCGCCGCATTGGTAATGTTCTACCAATCAACAATGTAACTGTTGTTGGTATTACTCATATGATGGCAAATGTATCATCCTTTGGAAGTAGAAAAACTAAAACTGAAAAGAGTGGAACATCTTTAAAATATCAAGTAGATGTTAAACTTGAAGCAAGTCATTCTGAGGCAGTTATGCAGGGTGATACACAAATTGGTCAAAAGATTCACTGGAAAGTTGTAACTTCGGCAATTGGTCCTCCGGGTCAAAAAGTCCAGAGTATAATTAAATATGGCAGAGGAGTTTGGAGAGAATTTGAAATCGCAGAACTAGCTTGTGATTTTGGTATTGCTCAAAAGAAAGGTGCTTGGATTACTTTATCTGATACAGAAAAGTTCCAAGGTATGCCTAACTTCGCACAATATCTTGAAGAGAATCCTGAACGCTGTATTGAATTAGAAAAAGAGATTTTTGACACTGTAGGTATGGAAAGATGAAAGTAAAAGATTTAGATTTTAATGAACATAGACTTAATCTAAAGGGTCGTGTTGTTAAGGCAGATGAAAGTAGACCTCGTTCTACCTATCATCTTAATGCAAGAGGTATTCTTAAACAACTATTTCCAACTGCTCAAGTATTGGAAGAAGTTCCAGTGACTTTGAGAAAAGGTAAAAGTATTTCACTTGACTTTTTTATTACTCAGTTTAGAATAGTAGTTGAAGTACATGGTCAGCAACACTATAAATTTACTCCTATGTTTCATGCTTCTGCACAAGATTTTATCAAGCAGAAGAAAAGAGATGCCGATTTAAAAGAATGGTGTGAGTTGAATAACTTTACTTACATTGAACTTCGTTATGATGAGAAACCAGAAGAATGGATCAACAAAATAAACATGCGTTAATAGATAAGATGGATAGGATTGATACTATCCTTGATGAATATGAGAGTAGTATTGG